GGTCCCGGTTTTGTAATAAAGCCAGAGCTAGTTTCAAATGCAATTGCAAATAAGTGTGTTCCGACTTCAATATCTCCTGCACTTGCAGAAGTAGCCACACCAAGCGTAAATCCTGTTGGTGGCGAACCAGCAGCAAATCTAATTGTCCCAGGACCAGCGCCTTCGTATACATATAAATTTACACCACTTAATCCAGCAGTTCGATTGTGGAAAGTAATGTAAGCACGGTTATAGTAATTAACCATGCTAAAGTCTACGTATAGAGCGTTACTTACTATAGGAGTAGCAGGGTAAAGTGAGTCGTATAAATCACCTCCGGTGGTAAGATATAAATACCGAGGTGTCTCATTTAATCTCTTATAGATTGCTATTCTTCTTATGTTAGCTTTTGTTAAATCCTTAACCAAACCGGGACGGGTGATAACTTCATTCTGTTGAAAATCTAAGTTTAAACAGTCAATGAAATATCCAGGAGGGACGGAATCAACCGTCCCCCTGGAATATAAACCTTTCCACTGTTTAATGTTGGTAGGAGTATGATTAACTAAATCAAGTTTAGTCATTAGGTTCCGCTCGATGTAATCCGTCTGAACACCAAAGTCCAGTCATTCTATGAACCCAATACTTAAACTTATCGATGTAATTAATCTCTCCACCACACCACTTGCAAGTCATTACTTGAGACTCTCAAAAATAGCATGGAAGTGAATCGTATCGCCACTAACAGCAGCAGGAATAGCTGATGCAGCTAATTCAGCTAATGCAGCAGCAGCTTGAGCATCACCAGCAAATGTAGCAGTAGTTGCAGCAATACCAAATGTAGCTTGTGGAATAGTTCTAGTAGTTGCCGCAGCCTTTGTTAATGCACCAGAGTTAGAATCTGCTGTAATACCAATAGCAGTTCCGGCCGAACCACCAAGAACTGTAACAGCACCATCTGTAACTGTAATAGTTCCAGTAGGTGTAACAGCAGCAGCTGATCTAATTAAAAGCTTCTTATTAGTATAATCCCACTCATACTTATAACCAGCTTTACCATGAGCATCTAACCAAATAGGCTGAGAACTAATACCAGGTAAAGGCAATCCAAGTCCAGCCCCATCAACTAATGTCGTTAGTGGATCTAAAGTAATACCACCAGTAACATAAACTGACGGAGATGCATTAATTGCTAGGGTTCCAACAACATGAACCATTCTTCCATCAAACCAAACCTTACTAGATGTTGGTGTTGCTACAGCATTAGCCATTACACAACTCTCCTTCGAGGTAATCTAAATGGTTGCCTACGAACTCTATCACCCTGTTTATTTTTATTAAGGATTTGCATTAACAGGGTATCATACTTAACCGTGTCTTTATTAATCATGGCCGCTTTTACTGGATTCTCACCAATACTATTAGCAGCATATTCAGCAGTCCTATGAGCTAACCAATTAAACGACCTATAAATCTCAGCAGGACTATTGTTAGCGGTTATTGATGTAATCACACGGTAGTAACGAACTCTAACAGTTTTTTCTTCTGTAGCTCCAAGAAACTTAATCTCAGTTCCAGTCCACTGCCAAACTCCTAAGTTAGTGCTTGGCGTTTCAGTAGGCAACCAGTTTCTTTCAATTATAGGAGTAAAATTGTTATCATCATCCCCAACCCTCTTTTCAAATAATTCAATAGGGACAATCATATCATCAGGTGGAACGTCAGGCGTTGTATCTCCAGCGTCGATATCTAAATCAGATACTCCAGTTGACTTAAGATTCTGCATTCCTCCAACAATAAGCTTGTCACACAACTCGTCGTTAACTATCTTTAATATAGGTAACAACGTCGAGTTGGTATAGAGACTAGCTCCCTGATCGTTAAGAGCTACTCTAGCCCTATCCATTATATCTGAAGCAAGAACTGGAGTCATTTTCTTCCTTAAGCAAAGCTAGCTTTATTTTTCTCGTATTCAATCTTATTAATAATAAACTTACATGTGCCACAAATAATGGCATCCCTAGAAACTGAAGTCTTACACATCGGGCATTCAATCATTCCAGCAGAATTATCATATTCCATTAACCACTGACGATCAGTAATTCCTAGAACCTTAGCAGCATAACGCTGGTGAGAAGTAATTAGCTCAGAACGATGATACTGTTCCCAATCACTATCAGCAGCCTTAGCTAAATTAACGAACCAATTACGTTGTGTAGTTCTTAGAGTTTCAATCTCAGCCTTAAATTTAGCCTTAGCTTCAAGAGCACTAACTTTACCAGGAACCCACATCATACCAGGCTTAGCATCTTCACCAGCAAGAACATGAGAATTTGAAAAGTCATTAACAATTGACTTAGCAATGTCATCAGCAATTACAGGAACCTTCATCGACCTGTCGGTGCCGACTAAACGTTCATTAAACGAGGAAGAATGAACATGATAAACTATAATATCATTCTCAGGAGCAGCAGGAATATGGTATCTACCACCAATAATTCCTGGCTTTACTTCAGTTACCGAAAATGGGAATACGGAAATGATTGTGCAAACATCACTCATTTTTTATCTCCACCATAGACTTGAACGTTGGTAATTCTTTAACTGGTTCTGGAGCGTCGATTATTCCTAGAATCTTATCCGACTCTACCTGCATTTCTTTTTCTTCTTCCTTCTTCCAATCTTCCTCTGACTTAACAACAGGCTTATTGTTAGCCATGAATTCAAATCGTGTTACTAAATATTCAACGGCACGCCATGTAAGTGGTAACGAATCTTTATTATCTTTATCAAGAAAAGTCATTAATGGTTCATAAGTAAACTTTTCATCAATCAAATCAGGTCGGTTATTAGGCTCAGCACGCTCAAGTATCCAACAAGGTGGAATATACCAATACTTACAAATCTCTCGGACACCAAATTCACGCCTGATAAAAATACCAGATTCCGTATAAAGGTTATAATCACCTTTACGCTTTTCGGTCTCTTTATCAGACCTAACAACTCGATATTTAGGAACATCCAATTGTGGATGTAATCCATATTTCTCTCTAAGTCGAGTGTTAATATTTGTCGGAGTGTCCATTTTTAATTTGGGTGGGAGATTATTAGTCCCCCACCCATCCTATCTTACGTCATGCAAGGATACCACTTAGCTAAATCAGGACAGAAATAAAGTGTAACCACTTCATACTGTGCCATAGACTTAGTAAGTGCAACTGCGTAGTAGCCGGTTGCGGGAGATCCACCACTCACGAAATCAGGCGGTGAAGCTCCATCAAATAAAAAGTCCATCGGTCCACAGAAATCAGGAAACGGTGGCTTAATATTTGCTATGTCAGTCGTTCCACTAATTCTAACACATCGGCCAGAAGTAACTGCTGACAGATCGATAGAAGTAGCAGAAGCGATGATAGGAATAGGACTAGGATTCTCTTTAGTCCCAGGATATTGAAAACGCTGCCAAGTTTCAGGTGTGCCCATATGATTATTTTCCTTTTAATTAAAAATTAATAACCAGTGGGCACAGCTAAATTATCGATGTATGACATCGACGGTGGACAATCATTGAAAAGATTCCACGAAGCAACGATGTAAAATACCTGAGATGTAACAACACCGCCAGACGGTCCACGAATCTCAAATATCTTACGACCATCAACTTCATAGAAACCAATCGGCTGTAATTCAGCTCGGCCCCAATGATCCATCGTAAGGAAGTCAACTCGTGTTCTATCCCAAACATAAGACTTCTGTGCTGGAGCACCAGCTAAAGTCATCTTATCCGAGAAGAACAGATTTAAACCTTCCTCTGCATTAGTCTTATCAATACGGCTAATAGTCTGTCCAGCCGCTTCATAAGCCTGCATTTGAGCAGGATGCATCCACGCCTTTAACGGAGCATTTGCATCATTATCTTCACCAATTCGATCGCCAATTGCATTAATTGCACGGCGAGCAAATGATGGAGCTAAAGACGCTGAACTCGCATTAACTCGATTGCTAAGAACTTCAGGCGTCGAGGAACGAGTAAATCCAAGCCAGCTTCCACTGGTAGAATTACTATTGTGATAAGGAACACCAAATAAACCAGTAGGATTAGCGCCACTCAATCCTTCCGGTAATATAAGGTCGCCAGTTGTAATATTAGCAACCGTTGCGCTAACAACAACCTTCTTATTAGCAACGTCGTAGCTAAGAATCTTAACCGGACCAGATGCAGTTCGGTTAGTTGCTAACGTTGAATCATAAATATTAACACGCTGACCCTTACGAAGTAACTTAACACCATAACCATCAGTTGCACAGGTTATTGTATCATTAGTTACCGTCGTAGTGGCTAACGCACTAATAGTTGCTAATACACCAGTTCCATTAGTCATGCACTGAGATTCAGTCTGACGACGGAATTCAGGCATTGCCTTGGCCATTAACTCGCGAAATAGATTAATAATGGCTTTGCGCGAGTCGTCAGTTCCAAGCTGAGGCTTAGTATTCCACTGAATAGCGAGCTTAAAGTGATTGGTATTAATAACGGCCTTATCATAGCTAGGACCGTCGCCAATCCCTAAATCTCCACCATCAGGATCATAATATCCGAAATATCCACCCGGACCTAAAGCGAGTGGAATTCTCATATCACGTTCAGAGATAACTTCCACGTCCTTCTTTTCGACCATGCTAAAAAATTTAGCCTGATCTAATTCATAAAGGTATGGAAGCTTCTTCCTAACCTTTTCCATTTCGGTTGCAAGAACCGAAGCTGAAGCAACAGACATTTACTTTTTCCTTGGCGATGTTCTGCCAGCTAAAATATCACGGTCTGACAATTTGGATTTGTCAACCTTATCCCAGTTAATATTTCCTTCTGATTCACCGCCACCACGGTTTGTAATACCAGAAAGTCGGCGAGGTTCAGCACCATTTAATTGGCCTTTAACTCCAGCTTCTTGCAGAACCTTTCGTCTAACTTCTGGTAATACTATTCGTGCTCTGTGTAACCAAGAGGAAACAACACGCGTTTTCCAATCATTAGTATATCCAGCAGACTTAGCTTGTTTAAGTAAGCTGTCCATACTCGCAAGATGCCGCTTATCACCTCGCATTGTTCCATCAATCTTCTCAATGATATCAGCGGCAATCTTACCCCGAGTGTAATCATTTAATGACGTATAACGCTTTAAGTCTTTAACTATATCTGATTTGAGTGTGTGCCTAATAACTTCCTCTGCGGCGCTACCAAAGTCAGTCGCCTTTTTATTTTCCCAATCAGTTCTTTCCTTCTCAAATTGATCCATTTCTGGAGACTTCTTCAACACGCTCTTACGTTCATCTAAAGGACGATCGACATTTTGGTCGCCAAAGACGTATTCATGTAAGTAGACTGCTGATGCAAAAAGATTCTTATTCTGAGCCTTCTTACCATCTATATAAGCAGCCTTTAAAACCTTACGGAATGGATTAGTTAGAATATCACTGTAAAGCTTAGGATCAATCTTACCTACTGAATCAATAAAATTATGACTAAACTCAGATAAAGATTCTTCACTCGTAGCTTTAAGCACCTTTAAGAAAGGCTCAGCTTGACCTTGAACAATACTCTCTTGCATATTATTAAAGACATTAACAGACTCTTGTGCTACCTTAGCTTCTTCAGGAGTAGCAAAATACTGTTGATATTCTTTATTTTCATTAATAATAGCTCTAAGTTCAGGATGCTTCTTAAGCATTCCAGACTTAGCTAAATCTTTAATTAAGGCATCAGGGCTGTCGGCTTCTTCATCAGACTCATCTGAATCGGATTCTTCTTCGTCTGAAGATTCCCCCTCGTCTGATTCTTCTTCTTTCGTTTCTTCGGCGGAATCGTCTTCAATTTCTCCTTCATCAGACCCGCCATCTTCTGAATCATCTGTGGGTTCATTCTCATCACCACTTTCAGGATCGTCTAATTCAGCATCATCCTGATTTAGAATTTTACGATCAGTAATTCCAGTTTCTAATTCGCCTTCACTTGCGCCGAGGTCTGGAGTGATTTTATCTGTAGGCATTATGCAACCCCTGGATGTGCTGTATCTGATTTAGCTGGCATTGTCTGTTGCTGTTCCATTACCGATTGCATATGCTCCTGATAATGGGCTATTACATTCAAGTAACCACTTGGATTACTCGTCTTCATTCGATAACCTTTAGGCGAATTTAAAAATCTCTTACAAATTTCAGCATGAACATGATTATCATCCTGCGGTTCAGGAGTAATCGTAGATTTATAACCAAAGTTTGGATCAAGTGTTGGCTGCTGTTGTAATAATTCCTGAATCTCACGATATTGTTTATTCCTATCATCACTACCAGGAATATAAAGCTCGTGTAAACCTGTAGCCTTACGCATTAGCTCATTATTCTCAGGATGTGATAACACAACTTCCACAATAGGATTATTAAGCTGCATTAAGCTAGCAATAATATCTCTTGTTTCATTCCACGATAACGGTAAACGGTCAACATTCTCAGGAGTGCAACGTGAACATGAGCCATAAAGCGAATCTTTAGTAATCTGTGAGTTTTGGAATGATGCACCATTCTTCTCTACGATGTTCTCATCGTAATCTAAGTATGAAGCGTAGTCTTTAACAGCTTTATACATCATTTCAGCGTAGAAACCTGATACAATTCTCCAAATCGTCCCTAAACGCTGTAAAGCTTGAGCTTGATTTTTACTAAATTCAGTAGCAGTCTGTTCACCCGGTTGATCTCCACCATAAATTGAAGGTAAAGAACCAGTAATAAACTGAGCATCCTCATCATAAGCACGCTTAAGCATTCCAGCTTCATTATTTGCATTAGTAGTTCTAGTTTCCCACATCTGATCTGAAATTCTCTTACCTTCTTCCATAACAACAGGAGTCATCATTCCCGGTTTAGCCTGTTGCTTCTTATATTCATCAGTATCAAGTAAATCTTTATTGAAAAAGACTTCAGATATACCATGTTCCATCGTCTGAAGTTCTAATTCAGAAATTTCAGCACGAATATCTTGAATTGTTGCTAAATTCGTGCCCATTGGTTCACCGTGGACTGTCTGAGCACGAGGATCAATTGTTATAGTCCAATGTTCATCTAAATCTTCTTCATAAACCTCAGCAACTTTATCATTTACATAAATAACATAACATCCATTTGGATATTTCTGATTCAGTATTGCAATATCATCTTTACGATTATTAGTTTGAGTTCTTAAACACTCATATTGGAATGGACGAAGCCATAAACATTTTACAATAGCTGTATTTTGGGGTTGCGCTCCAAGATAAATTGATGGATATCTAACCCAATAATCATAGGACGTATCAGATGCCCGCTGTTGGATATAATCCAAGGCCGGCGGTTCACCATTAGGTCCAGGATTACAAAATATCGACGAAAGTAAAGCAATTGACTCATCAAATTTAAGTAACAAGTAACCACAATGAGCCTGATCTTTTGCATAGTAAGGCACCTTAACATTCAAAGGGCCATAAATATCAATTAATGAACGCCCTTTTTCAAATCCTCGTAACACTTCAACAGGAACATTACCCTCATATGGGCTAACTTCAGTTTGAACTTGAGTTCCACAATAAGGACACTTCATTGAAACCGGAGTATTCTGTTGATCTAGTGCCGGATTCATTGCCCCAAAATCAGAACCACATTTAGGACAGATATGCTCGTAATATTGAGTAGCCTGAACTTCAGTTACAGTCTTATGATAGTAACCAAACTTCTTATCTCGCTTATAATAATTATAACCAAATACAGTTCCTTGATTAAACAGCACGCATAATGCTCGAATGAACATCATCTGTGCATTATTATCTCGCTGAATGATTTTATAAATATTATGATAGGAATCAGCAGTATCAATATCATCAGGATTATCAGCATCGTCTGGCCAAAATCCCAATTTCGGCAAAACGGAGGATAATGCTGCCACAATAATTTCACCGTGAGCACGATACACATTAATGACACGAGCAGGTAACTCAGATTCATCAGCAAGAGCATTCCAGTCAGGAACTCGCCAATCTCTAGCTTGAGCATCCCAAAAGATATCTACAAGATTATTCCAATAAAGTTCTAATCGACGGCATTTTCTAGCTAGTAAATAATGAACTTCCTGATCTTCTGATTCACAATGCTTAAGAATATCAAGCAAAGCATCTTTAATCTGCTCACTTAATACAGGTTCTTGCTGAGTTTGCTGTTGTGGAACTTGATTATTCTGTTGTTGCGGCAACGTCGATGTTATCTGACTCTGGTTCGTCGGTAACGGTTGCCCTAGCATTGTTGGCATTTGCTAATCTCGCGTATTTTAATTCTAAATCGTGAATTCGTCTACGTCTTGTTACAATTCCACCAATTGAAGGTCCAGGCTTTTCTAATGGTTTATCAGGCTTAATATCCCTAGCTCTAAGTATTGAAATCTCGTCTCTAAGATCATCATTCCATTCACGTAATACTTTACACGACTGACATTCTACGTCTAAAGCCCGCTCTACGTATAGAAGTGCTTTTCTTTTCTTTTCTCTCGATATGTTCCATACGACGATAAAACGACGTTTGATCTCCATTAGCCATTGCTTCGATTGCAAGCTGGCGGTCTTTAACGATTTCATAATCTTTAGCTCTCCTTACTAAGTGTTCTTTGATACCTAACATTAAGTTACGTAAGGTATCATATGGATCGTCACCATCAAATTCTCTTACATCTTCTGGAGCCTTACCATCTACACCTTTATCTTCATAGATGCAATATGGAATAGTCTCTATTAATAATTCACAGTTAGAAAATACTTGTAACTTAGGTAATGGTGTAGGATCAATTTCTTCAATCCAAATTCTAGTATATTTCTCGTAGGCTTCCTGACCATACATTCTAAAGATTTGTTCGGCGGTTTCTTTATTAAACTCACCTTCATAATACTTCTTAATATTGGGCTTTTCCCACTTAAGAAACTCATGAATAGCAAGTTTACCGCCAATACGATCTTTCTTACCTAATTCAGCTAACGTCCTAAAATTGGACTTACGAAGCTCTTTATTCAACTGACTAATAATAGATTCTTCGCCTTGATGTTGAGCCGCAGAATGACAAATAATAATTTTCTCAACTCGTTGGCACTCTTGTCCAGTAATGTTGATAAGATCAGCAATCCAACTAGACGGTTTCTGCCCTTTTTTGGCATACTCACGATATATATAAACACGCCCATTTGGAGAAATTGCAGCCCAATAAATACAAGTATAGGCAGCAAAGCCCCAATCAATGCCAATAATAACAGGCCACCAATCAGGAATAATGAAAGGAGTAACGACATGCTTAGCATTCTCCGGTTCATTAGGAAGTGGATCAATTCTCCACTCCATAAATACCTGACCTTCGTATGTATCCCAATCTCCTAAAAGTTTAGCTCTCTTTTCAGCTTCAGGTAACGATTCTAACTGTTGTATATATTCAGGATTAGCCTTCAATAATTCTGGATTATCTGTAATCTTTGCTGGAATAAAAATTCGTCGCAATCCAGTTTGCATATCTTCAATAATTTTACCACCAAACTTATCAGGAGTTACGAAGCGTTTCTTGAAAAAAGAGTGCCCGACGTTACCAGGGTTTGATCCACTTCTAGCAATTGCAGGTAAATCAGCCGAACGAGATCGCATACGAGTTGCAATCATATACATATACATAAATTCAGTAAAATGGGTAGACTCATCAAATTCTACTAAATTATATTGGTCAGAGTCATAATCTCTAATATTCTTTTCATGTTCACAATGACCATACCAATGCTTTGCACCAGAAGGCCATTTCCAAAACTTCTTACTTTCATTATAGATAGCACCTGTATGTGGATAAATCTCTTGTGCCCGAGCGATAATTTCCTTCTCAAGATGCTTTAAGTTACGCCTTAACGTAATCCCCTTGTAGTAAGGATGCTCATGGAATTGATAAATCAATGGCATCCAAACTAATATCTCCGTCTTTCCACTTCCAGCTGAACCACCATAAAGAGCTTCCTTAACAGTAAAAGGAACCTGTAGAAATTCCTTTTGCTTAGGAGTCGGTGTAAATGAGCGTTCAGCTACAGAAGCTACTTCAATCACGGTATCTCAACCAATTGAAGAAATCAACAATTTTATTACCAATCCAGATTAATAACTTCACGGCTTTGGAAGTAAATGAGCCGGCTGATTAGTCATTAACCGTGTTACTAAAGAACCACCTAACTGGGCTAAACCTTGAACAACAGTTCCAATCTGATGATCAGGAAAAAAGATATTCCAAATCTGAACAGCAGCAATTAATACATACTGTATAATTAACGTTCGAGTTGTAAGAACTTGCTTGGAATCCATTTTACTTTTCCCTTCTTAAATTAATATCATTAGCTAAGAAAACCATTCTAGTATTATAAACTCGTTCATCCAAAGTCTTATATGGAGGCATTGGTTCTGTAAAAGTAGCAGTTAAATTACAATAATTTTCATCCATAGTAATAGATTTAACTTTAGCAGGAATAAGAATCGTATCTCCAATATGTAACTCATCCCCATTAATATCATGTGGCATAGCTATCTCCCTGAACAAAAGCCTGTAATCTGCATACCGGGAAAGTTATTATTCAGAACTGCTCGATTTAAAGTATTCCAATACTCAACTGAACGTTCATTATTATACTTCGATTCAGTTCCACGTTCAAATAAGAAGAACCAAATTCCAGTAGGCCAACCATTAATTCCCTGTCCGAAACGGACAGTAAAATCGGAGATTCGATTAATAACGTCTGCATTACTCTCTCTATCATCCTGATACATTATTCCAGCAATACCAATCTTCTTAGCCCATTGCCAGAATCCAGCTTCAGGAGATATAGATTCACCTTTACCAACTTTAATTAACGAAAGAGGAACATGACAATGTGAGCAAACTTCACCCTGACTTACATTAGCTGAGAAGTATGGATTACCACAAGTTGCACAATACCAAAATGGGTCATCCCCAATGCCTGCGGCATGTTCATCTGTATAGTGAACTAATAGGACGGCATCCACAGTTAATAACTGACGAGCCTGCCAAGTCTCACTAATCATTTGCTGAGTATTATTGTTATCAGCTTGATTTTGTTCCCACTTAACAAATGCAGCTTTAATTAATGCAAAAGGTAACGTCGTATCAACAGTCTTATCTTCATCCCTCATTAAAGCACATAGAGGAATAATCTTATCATTGTAAAGTTCTAGTAAGAATATTTGATCCTGAGATTCATCTATGGAAGGGTAATCATCACTATACACAGCACCGTTACGCAGAGAAATAGGCATAGTAGCCCAATCTCCGAACGCAGCTCGATATCTATCTCGAATAACTTTTCGATTCTCCAAAGTATGAACACCATACTCAGGAGTAAACACATATGGAGAAGGAGAACTAAACCGTGGTAATCCTGATGCTGATATTCCACACAGGTCACCCTTCATATCTTTAATCTGATCTACTGTAGGAAATATAATAACAGGTGGTGTTGGACCTGGATTAACTACTTCGAGTTGAGTAGTCCAAACAGTTATTGGATAACCAACTACCACTAATCCATTATAAGGAACGTAGCCATCAGCAGTAATTCTAATTGGATACTGTTTAGGATTAGGTAATGTTACTTCTAAATAACCTTCATTATCAGCAACGTAGTCCTGATCATTAATACCACAATGAAAGAATGGAACCCTCGCCCCACCAGTTGAGGTAACTGTAACTACTAATTTACAAATCGTTGATGGCGGCTTCGGTTTACCCATTATTCATCATCCTCTGCTGGCATACCAAAACGTTTCTTAAAGGTAAGCCACATTAAATCTACTTTTGCTTCTAACTTAGTAAATCTAGCAACGTTTGCTATATGAAAGCGATATAAAGTATAAACGAATGAAGCAATAGTTATTAAAGTCCCTAACGATATTGTAGGGTCAAATAGTCGTTTCATTGGCTCAGGATCAGATACCTGATTTGTTAAAGCGAACAATAAGTGAGTCAATCTTATCCTCTAAATTCGCAAACTTCTTAATAAAATACCAGTTATTTACAACCAAATAAATAATCAAAGTAGCAGATACTATTATACTACCCAATGAAACTGTAGGGTCAAATCGCATAAGTTTACTTTATTAATGCATTTAAAGTTTCTTGTAGCTTAGGATTCGCCTTTAATAAAGCTGCGATATCTTCAACGGCTGCAATGATTTGTTCAACATCGGTAATAGCTTTACCGAAATCAAATCCAGACTGAATCATAGCCTGAATATCTTTAACTGACGAGACGATTGATTTAACATCCCCAAGAACTCGTTCCAAGTTTCCACCTGCTAATAACTGCATTATTAATTTAAGCCAATCCATTTTATCCCCCTAATATAGTCAACTAAATTGATAGGCTTTGTAAGCCTTGAACGAACAAAATTAGGAGCCTGATGATAAAGCCAATTCCATATCGAAACTGGTTCAGGTTCAGGAGAGCCAGCAATATTAAGTACTACGCCATAAGGTTTAACAGCGGCAGTAGTTAAGTCAGTTCCATTAGTAAATACAATGAACTTTCTAGAAGCTTCGTCATAGTAATTACCACCAATAATACACTCAGAATGGGTATAAATAACTGAAGCATTAGTAGCACAAGGAAAATTAGAATCAATTAATCTAAGCCAAATAAAGGATGTTGGATTAACATTATAATCTGGAGTAGCTCCTAATGTTGCTGTATCATAAACAATCATTGCTGGCTGAGTCAATCCATTAGGGCCTGTTACACTAACTCCAAGATCAATATCCTCACGAGGAGAAAGTTGTGGACCGTGAGCTAATACTAGCTGACCAGTATGAGCACCATCTAAAACAATACCAAATCCATTATTAGTTGGAAGTCCTGGAATAGTTCCAGTCCCATTATTAACATAAGTAACAGCATCATTAGAGTCACTCACATGAGAAATTGCAGCAGTCATATGAGTAGTGCAGGTTGAATCAGCATTAAAACTAGAGATTAAACTATTAGCAGTAGCTGTAATAACACTTGAACTATTAGTAGGTAAATGAATAGTAGTAATCTTACCAGAAACTGTGCAACTAAATGATTGACTTGCTCCATCATTTACATAATTAACTTTAACTACTTGAGCAGGATCACTTGAATAATAGGCTGACTTAACATTAAATCTAACATCAGCATGAAGTGTTGGAGAAGCAGCTAAACTATATCCAGTAGCTTCCCAAGCTTCAGCAGCATTACGAGCCATTAATTTATAAGGTTGTGTTCCGAATAAACTAAACTGCTGACCTGCTGCTGTTTTATACCAATAAGGTCCAACAATAAAATGTCCAGCACCTATAACACCAGTCTTAGTTCCACTAACAAAATACATCCCCTGAACGAAATCACCATTAATCCAACTACCAAATCCACTATATTGATCAGGGTCTACCTCAACTTCAGAAGCATTACTAGTTACACCATAAGTTATAGCTGTCCCACCAGCATAAGTATAATTCTTAAATCCTGGAGGATTAGGAGCTAATGTAGCCGTAGCATAAGAAGGTCTACGACCTGACCATTGTGGAACTCCATTTAATGTTCCATCTAAATTAACTTGACCCTGACTTAACTGATAATGACTTAAGTAATCAACAGTTTGAACTATATCAGTAGTTCTAAGTTTAGCATTACCTGCTCTAGTAGATCCAAATCCATTTGGAGTTGATACTGTAGGCCAATCAGCACCACACCATATCGCTGGTCCCCAATTAGGTGGATTTTGTGTATGTGTTAATCCAGTAGAAGTACACATCTTTCCATCAGGCGCAGGTGTTGGATTAGATCCTCTAAATGGACCGCATCCACCTTCTTCACCTTGAGCACCTGAAGTTCCGCCATAAGTTCCAGTTCCTGCACATATCCTTTGTGGACTACTACAAATCGTTGAAAGACCTGTTTGATTAGCGTCACCAGTTCCAGGATTAACTAATTCACAAGTAACCCAATTCCAAGGTGGAGGATTATTCGGAGGATTACCATAAGTTAATCCATATTGAATATAAACATAACGATGTCCACCAGACTCGTGATATCCTAAACCAGCAGGATAAGGAGTAAATGGAGTATTTTCTAAGACTACTTCATTTCCATTAATATCATAAGTATATCCATATTGACCATGCCACATTTCATAAAGAGCACCACTACTATATCCCCAATTACGATAATAAATTGCAGGTGTAGCAGTATCTGGAGTAGAACCTAAAGATGTAGGAACAATATATTCAATTAAAGAATAATAACCATAATATCCAGACTGTCCTTCTTGTAATGAGAAGCAATGGATTAAATTATCCATTGATGCCCTACCACAAGTTGAAATCGGTCCACCTATATATGGAAGTGGTGATGCACCCGGATCATTAGGATGTGGATTTGTTCCACCAGGAATAGTAAAATATCCTCCTAATGAAACATCAGACTGCGTAATAACTGGACCTGTATTAGTAGTCACTACAAATGGTAGTGCCTGAGCTAAAAGCACAGATACAATTATCGGTCTAATAAAAGGATTCACTATTTAATACCCTTTAAAAAGAAAATCAAATGTTCTAGTTAATATATCTTTACAGCACTTAATTGGAGCACCGTTAAAGATTCCAGCAGGAACAGTTGCACCACCTCCACCAGAATCCATTTTAAATGCTGCCTGATTAACTGCTATATATTGAGCACTAGATTGTGTCCAAGTAGGATTTGAAGATCCAGATGTTCCTTGAATAACATAACCTGATGCACCACCAATACCATCACCAGGAATAGGAACTTGATTATCTAAAGCTGAGAAGCTGCTACCAGAAACATTACATGCATCAATAGTATTACCAAAAGAACAAGCGCTAAATATTAACTCATTATTTTCACTTGGAGTAATACTTCCAGGCTGTAAAGTAGTTCCTACTGATGTAGCTCCACTTTCACTATCATATGGACTAGTAAGTTTTACACCACTAAAACATCCTACAGCAATACCTGAATAAGATGCTCCACCTGAAACTGTAAAAGTATGACCACTTCCTACAGTTGGATTAGCAGTATAAAAGATTTGAACACCAGTTTGAAATCCTGTATCATAAGCTGTCCGTGGTGTCCAAGTATTTCCCTTAGAATCTGAAACAGTTGGTTCACTTATGCTATAATAAAATGTCGATACTACACAAAAATTTGCTCCAGTAGTATTAATAGAACTAGTAGTAGAACCACTAGCACTAGCTGCTGAAATAGCATGAGCTACTAATGCAACGGTCCTGAAAGCTGGACTAGGAGCAAGGACTGATAATGAGATTAATATTGAAGATATTATTTTCATTATTGTATAGCAAAGTTATAAATTGAAAAACTAAGAAGTTCAGCGGCCACACCTAAACTATTATTAAGAGATATTCTTCCCCAAAATTCACTACCAGCAGTACAAGTGGCAAGACTATGACCTGATGCTACACTTAAAGTAATAGTAAAATCATTTAATTGCATTACTGTTCCTTTAGCAGTATCAGCACCAGTATCAGGCGTTGCACTATATGTCGTAGGAGCTACAGCACCATCAGCAGCACATTTACCTTCAATACTCCAAGTAGCAGTTCCACTAGTTGTATTAGCTCTCCATTTACCAATAAGAGTCATTGCAGTTCCATCCCAATCAGTTGGAATTGGAAAATGGAATTGCAATTCAGTTGTAGATCCATCAGGGAAACTAGCAGTAGGAACTAATATTGTAGAGCCAGAAGTAGCAGCGGCAGCGGCTCCAGAACCTTGTGTATTAAAAGCTAATGTTGCTGTTCCAGCTTGAGTAGCCGCAGCAATCCAAGCATAAGCTCTAGTTAATTTTAATCCAAGATTTCCACTTGAAAAAGTAAATCCACTTGATAAAGTAGCTGAACCTGGACCACCAGCACCATCATTCCAGTAAATTAATTTATCAGCATTAGGATCGGTAAAAGAAAATAACTGTCCACCATCTTTAATACTATCAGCACTACTTCCATTCCAAACAGCAGCGTGCAAGTCTGTAGTTGCACCAGATCGTGTTACTCCAGAAGCTCCAGCAGGGGCTGTAAAGTTACCAGTTCCATCTAAGAAATGAGCAGAGTTACCATCTAATTTCTTAACAAATCCATGATTAGATATGCTAACATTATTAATTGTATTATCCGCTAAACTTAATCCGGCTTCGGTTAATCCAGTAGCATTAGTTAAAGTTCCACTTGATGGAGTTCCTAATGGACCACCGCTGTAAAGGATTGTTACACTAGAATTAGGAAATGTATAAGTCTTAGCTGTTGATGCTGGACCAGAAATTATAAATAAAGATCGTCCACCTAATTTACCACCAGAGTCAGCATAAGATACTATTTCATTTGCTGCTGATGATGAAGTATTAGTGGAAAAATCTCCACCACCACCACCACCGGCAGCGGTAATAGTTATTGCCTTACCAGTATTATCAGTGGTAAGAGTTATATTAGAACCAGCTACTAAGGTAAGAGCGGTAGGATTTGCACTTGCAGTAACTGTAGTCTGACCTGATACTACTATTGAGCCGAATAGATTCTGATCTCCAGTATTTGTGCCACTAATTGTGGCATCACCAGACATCGTTAACGTTCTATTAGCATCACCAGTAGTTAAAGTAAAAGTTCGATTAGCAGTTATATCAGAACCAGGTTTTATTGTAAGGACATGAGAAGCATTAGTATCATCTATTGTTAAACCAGTATTAGTTAAATGAATAGAACTTATAGCAGAACATTCTTTAATTAATTTACCAGTCGTTCCATCAAAACAAGTAAAGTTTCCATCAGTTGCACTACTTGGACCTACAACATCTCCGCTACCTGCACCTCCAGAACTTAAAGTTCTAGAAGGAGTAATTGTTACTTGAGCGTATACAGTTGTAGGAATTACTAAAAGGATTAGACTAAGGAATCTTCTTAACAACTTGAGCCTCGCATTTAAGTGTCTGCCAATTAAATTTATCGGTGTCAAGACACTTTAGCTCTTTGCGAAACTCTTGCTCTAATGTATTCTGCTCTGCACTTAATGAATTAGATGCTACCTTAGCTTGTGCATCTAGGAGATCTACTCGACATTGAGTTACTTGAATCTTTAACTGATGATTCTCAGCCTTTAGTTTAGATAGTTCTGATAATTCTGGAACTGGTAATGCTGGAGTTTGAAGAAAGAAAAGAGCGCATATGGGAAGTAGCGAGAACGACGGCGTTTTTCGTAAGGCTTGCCTAATCAGCCGATTAGCTTGAGTGAGACTTGCCTTAATCATTTGCGTTCTACTTCCTAGTGTGAGTTGCTTAGCCTAATTAAACGACGGTCTTACAAGTGACTGATGCTCGCTGGCGCTGCGCGCCTAGCTCGCTCCTCTCGATCAAACAAAAGCATCAATGAAAATAAACTGAATCAATAACAACACTAGTTCCAGTTTCTCTAATAGCTCTAAAGTTTACAATTGCGACATGACCATTAACAGTAACAGTATCGCCGTATAAAGCTCGTAGACCTGCCGAAGATGTTGGAGTAGAACCATCAACAGTAAATCTTAAAATACAAGTTGTTCCACTTGCACAATTAACTGTAAAGGTTGCGACGTTAGCATTAGCAGTTGCAGTTGGATCAGATGAAGTAATTTTTGAACTAGTGAAACCTGCAGCGGTTCCAGCGATAGTTAAAGTTTCAGAATTGTAGGGAATGAGATCCCTGGCAACTAAGACCGTCGATTGAGTTATTCCAGCAATTAAAAGACTAAGGAGTAACAGCGATCGATTGAATAACTTCATAATCGTTTTCCTTCTTCATAGGTGGAGCATTGATTATTACCTGAACTCTATTTCCACCATCACTTCCGGTGATTACTTTACCAGATATCTTCTCAAAGGTTTCAGCTAACATCTTTGCAGTAGCAGCAGCTTCCTGAGGTTTAGTAGTATTAACTAAGTTCTCTTTCATTTCATCTATAGCACGGCTGATTCCATCGAGAAGTTCGTCCTTAACAGAATCAACATTTGCCTTAACCTTAGTTGCAATAGCTTCTTTTAATTCAGTATTTACTCCAACAGCATCACTAATTATAGCTTTACTAAGTCTACCAGCAGTTTCTCTAACTACTCCAGTAACCTCGGCAGCTTCACTAGGAGAAGTTAATTTAGCAAGTGTTCCAATAGCTACACGCTCATCAGTAGTTAAATGTTGACGAGAATTAGTTGTGCGTTTAATTCTTTCAATGTATTCTTCTTGTTCTATATACATTGGGACGACGCCAACACTATAACATAGGGACACCCTCGAAAACCTCAACATTTACGGGCCTCACGCAGTGACCCAAGTTGGGACACCTAGGTAGTTTTGATTTTCTATTATTATATATTTGGAATATGAGACTCTTTTATTTTTTAAAGTATGTAGGTCTTTCAAGGTACGCCCAAGTTTTGTCCCAGCATGAGACTCTATAAAAGGGGGTGTATGGGGTGTGGATTGATTGATGAACTTTATATTACAGAGTAATTGGTATTTAGATTGTAAGACTTACATATGTAAATATTACAGTGTAATAATTGTTACACACTTGAGTAGTTATTACATAGCAGTTATAGGACCGTCGATTAGAACGTGGTGCATTTCCATCATTTACCATTGGCATCATTACTGCATTATCAATTGCCAGACAATCTAGCGTGTCCGTTAGCTCTGCTAGATTCTCGGTAATGTAGCGTTTGATTGGCTCACTAAAACGAGTAGCCAATTAGCTACCGCTCTTTAACAATTAAATAGGTTGTGGATTGGCTACTTAGCTAATTACTACCTCTCGGCAGCATAGGATTAGCTAAGTAACGAGTCCACAACCTAACAGGAGCGAACATGTTTACATTGAATGAAGCTAGAATTAACCGACGCGGTAAGGGTGCAAAAGGCTCAGTAGTTGTTAGTTTGCTAGCGACAGTTAAAGAATCCGACGAAAAGACTGGCGTAGCTAAGAAGTTTGATTATTCAGGCTTTGAAGCTTTACAGCCTGAAGTTATGGTCGAATTTGTGAAGTCTCAAGGTCTTAATCCAGCCAAGCTATTGGCTATGGCATTTGATAGCATTCGGAAGAATCAAGCTATCAAAGGCCACGGTGCTGGTAGCGAACTTCGAGAGAAACTCATTACTGTTGGATTGGCTGAGAAAAAGACTGCGCCAGCACTTGCAGCAGCTATCCAACAAATGATTCGAGTTCAGAAGATGCTCGGCAAAGTAGTGAGTATTGATGAAGTAATTACAGAAATGGTAGCGCAGAAAAAGAGTTAGCATTTACTTAGACCTGTTACTCGAAAGAATAGCAGGTCTAGTTAAATTCTAACGTCAGCCAATCTAAAGTTAATCAATTTATTGATATAAAATTCATAACCTACGGTATAAGCCTAGCACGTTACCAGACTTATACCGTAGGTCTACCAGTTTGTTACCAAAAAGCTACCAAAAAGCTACCGAAATCTATACCGGCAGATTTGACGTATTTCCTAGGAAATATGCGAAATGTGCCTGTATACCCTACCTCTGACCATACCCTACCGGGCTACCCTAGTGTCCACAAAATGAGACAGGTTTCTATTCTTTATCTATATATAGATATAATATATATAATATATAATATATATAAATAATATATATAATAATATATATAATATAAATATATAAAGAATATAAAACTGTCACCTTTTTCGGACACCTTGCGGTGGGTAGCAAGGTATGATACAGTGGGGGTATCTCCGGTAAACGTCGATGGATACAGGCTTAACTCCTACTTTCCTTTCGGTAACACTCTGGTATCTGGTCGGTAGCTACCCGGTAGCCTACTGGTAGAACCTTGGTAGCAGGTTGAAGGTATGAGCCAATCCAAACAATTTAAATCAATAAATGAGGATAAAATGTATAGAGTAGTAGAATTAAATGGAGCATTCTACATCGTAGATTCAAGGGATACTATTCAAAGTGTTTGGTATACTCTTAAGTATGCACAAAAGGAATGTAACGTCATTAACAATATCGACGGTCTTAACGACAAAATCTATCAATCGCTACTGAATGACATTGAACACAATTCAGTATCAAGTGCAATCGTAGACTTGAGAGAAACTGAAGAATTGAATAGGATTTGGAGGTTAAATTAATATGATTGAAAGATATACAGTAGCTAAGAAGAATAATGTTTACTTCATTAAGGATAATGAGTGTAAACAATATAACCTGCCGGAAATGGCAGTATCGTTATACTTTAAGAATCCGTCGAATGCTAGTGAAGTATGTAAGATAATGAATGAAGAATGGAAGTACTTTCTTTGGAAACCTGAATAGGGAACGAAATAGACTCTAAAGTATACAAAGTAATAACAGAGTCTATTTAGTTTTCTTGGAGGTAGAATAATGTGGATTAAAGTAACTCAGGAAGATATCGATAATGGAATTAAGCAATATAGCATCACTAGGACCGATGTTTGCATATCCTGTCCGGTAGCGCAAGCATTCTACAGAATTACAGGAAAGTCAATTCTAGTAGGGATGTTTAGTTATTGGCAATGGGATGTTGGTAAAATCCATAACCTACCGAATAATGTGGTAGATTTCGTTAGAGAATTTCATAATAACATCATAGAACATCCTGAATTAATCAAGCCAATCAAGTTTCAGATTAAAAAAGAAACGGTAAAGTAAAATGGCAATCTACTGGACGGTCTTGGAAAACAAGTTACCAAAAGTAACTGCTAAACGTTGTGACTTCTGTAAAAAGTTATTCACAGATGGAGCAATTAGAATAATTAATGATTACGACGTGACATTCTGTGGTAATAACTGTAAATCAAAGTGGTTGAAAGAATTGGATAGACGTGAGAGAGGTTACTAACGACTATTGTAGTTAATCCTTTAATGGAATATAACACAATGAATGAATGTCAATTTTGTTATATTCCTTTAAGCGATTTAACTTATAGATTTTGTTCGATAGAATGTCAATCAGATCATTGGAGGTTAATAGAAATGTTCATTAAAGAGCTAAAAGTAGATAAAGAGTTATTCATATCATGGCAAAACGCCGAACTAGCATCAATTAATGATATCATTACAAACCTTAGCAATGATGATGCTGTTAAAGAAATACAAAAGAGAATTGAAGATTTAGCTCGATTAGAATATGAATGTAAAGCTAAATCTTCCGCTCTTTATAGATTACAGGAAGAAAAGTTAGGTCGTAAAGGTATTCCAACATCAATTAAAGAATCAAGACCCGAGATTGATGTTACATTCAACGTCAATTTTGATAAGCCTAAGAAAGAAGTTAAGGTTAAAGCAAGTAAGGAAAGTGTATTCGCTACATTAGGAATTGATGTTAAAGCAATGTTGGCAGCAATCGAAGCTAAGAAGAGTGAAAAATGATTAAACGAATGTTGTTGTTAATTGCGATTGGAATAGTATTAGGAGTATTAATGAGCCTACTATTCCCTGATTATTTATTTTTTATCAGGTAAAAAAAGATGAATGTCCAAGATTCTAAAGTCCTAGCTGAAAGATTATTAAAGAAATATAAGAGTCTAGAGAACTGGTCAATTGAAATTAATGATTCAGTTCGTAATGCTGGATTATGTAATCATCAATACCGTCGCATTTACTTAAGTGGTCAGGTTGTAGAACGACGGTCTTACAATGAAGTTAAAGATACAGTATTGCATGAAATAGCTCACGCTTTGGTAGGACCGGGCCACGGTCATGATGATATATGGAAAGCTCAAGCAATTATTATCGGATGCATTAGTGAAAGCTGTGGGGATAATTCAGACTTTCATTCACGCAAAATAGATGATAGATCATATGGTAGCATATTTTGCGTGAATTGTAAGTGTCATGCATTAAAGATGACGCAATTAGATGGAACACTATGGAAGTTAGATTGTGGTCATTCAATACGTGAAGTTATTGTTGAGAAAAAAGAAACAGTTTTAAAATCGTCGGATGGATTTGAACCTAGGAAATATCAATTAGAAGGTATTGACTTTGCGAAGCAAAGTGGCTTTAGATGCTTGATTGCTGATGAAATGGGATTAGGTAAAACAATTCAAGGTATTGGAACATTTAAGACATACTTGAATGAACTAAGTCCAACACTTTGGGTAGTTAAGTCAGGACAAAAGATACAATGGGCCGTAGAATGTGTAAGGTGGTGTGGTTTATACCCACAAGTTATCCAATCAAGTAAAGATGTTCTAATTCCTGACTTGTTTAAAGTATACATCGTAGGATATGACATTCTTAGAAGATTCAGTAAGAAGGTTAAGCGTAAAACTACAACAAATTGGGGAATGGAAGTAGAACAAGAAGTATTAGAATCACCATTCTACGATTTTCCCTTTAAACTGATAATTTTAGATGAATGTCAATCAATTAAAAACGACGGATCGTCCCGATACGCAGAAATTGAAAACATTTGTAAAGGTAAAGAACACATTATTGCGTTAAGCGGAACGCCGATTAAGAATCAGGCAGCAGAGTATTTTCCAATATTAAATATCTTAAAACCGGAACGGTTTCCATATAAAGAAGAATATCTAAGACAATGGGTAGAGATTGACGATTCAGGTCAGTATGCAAAATACATGGGAATTAAGCGACATAAGCTTGATGAATGGAAAGCTTACACGGCTGACTTTATCATTAGAAGAACAAGGGCAGAAGTAGCACCTGAGATTCCAAAGGTTAATCGTAGTTTCTTTCATATTGATCCTGACAACGCTAAACTAAAGCGTATGTATAAGGATGAAGAAGATGACTTTGTTGGACAAATGATTAAGAAACAAGGTCAGCCTAATTCAATTGAAATTCTAGGCATGATTGCGAAAATGAGACACATTGTAGGATTAATGAAAGTCCATCCTACAATTGAGCGTGCTCAGGAATTTCTAGAAGATACTGATAGGAAGTTAGTAATCTTTGTCCACCACTTAGACGTTGCAGAAGCAATGAAGTTAGTTATTACTAATTGGTGCTTAGATAATGATTTAAACGAGCCATTGATATTTCACGCCGGTTTAAACTCACAACAACGATTCGACGTGGTTGAGAAGTTCAAACTTGATAAAAGTAGGATTATGATTGCATCAAGTTTGGCCGCAGGCGAAGGAATAAACTTGCAATTCTGTAGCGATTGCATAATCGCTGAAAGACAATGGAATCCTGCTAATGAGGAACAAATCGAAGGCCGATTCATGCGTATCGGTCAAACGGCTGATAGAGTAGACGCAACATACATGGTAGTTAGTGGAACAATTGATGAATACTTCACAGAATTGGTTGAGAAAAAGCGAAGCTATATGAATGCAACACTTGACGGCAAGGCGACTAATTATAGTGAAGAATCATTGATGATGGAATTGACTAAGATTATGATTGAGAAGAACCGAAAGACTGTATTTAAAGGTTGGTAACGCTGGAGAAGATATGATTAAACTTCTAATAAAAAACTTCGACGGTCTTGAGACTACAGACAATATAGAATCGTTACCTAAACATTTACTAAACCGAAATGTTCAACGATTAGAGATTTATAAAGTCTACAGCGATGAAGAACAGAAGCAATTAGTAGCAGCATTTATTAGGAATAAGAACAACGTCGATCAAATATATGGTGTTGAATACTACGTGCCACTGGAGTTACAATGAGTATTGAAGATGAAATTAAGAAGATTAAACCTAATGATGTTTGGACACAGCTTGCACTTCATTATTATGAAACAATGAAGATGATACTTCACCTTTGTGATGAAGATAATTATGGTGATGCATCAGCTAAAATAGAAGATTATGTAGAGAAAAGAGTAAAAGAAGCAGCTAAAATTCTAGAGGAGAAAAGAAATGAAAAAGAAACCACCCACTAGAGTTATGGAATTGGAAGTTCATCGTTCACAAAAGCATCCAGCTTTAGGTCATGTAATTGTAGTCTTACATCCATGTGGACATCGCCGTCGGTTAGGTTTAACAAGATGGGATAAATCAGTTAAAGAAAGTTGGTATAGAACGCAAAGCGTTAAACTAATAAAGATTGAAGTAATAGAAGTAACTGATAAAGAACATTGTTATAAATGTCCAGAATTAGAATCATGGCTAGGCGATGAGCCTCTGGTAGCGGAAGTGCTAGAACATCTAGATTTGGTAGACGAGATAGGTTAAAGGTAATGTCCCCAAAGGTGGACAGTTGACTTAATGATTAAACTATGAGACAATGGTCTAGTCGGGAATGGTCCCGAGGTTAGTTAAAAACAAAGGATAAAGAAAATGTCTGCTACTCTAGTTACTGTGACAAAGAATACCCGTGGCCGTGACTCCCGTGAAGTTTCGTATAAGGCAATTGGTAAGTATGTTTCTCGCACTATTGCACGTGAAACTGATGAAGAGGGTAAGCCGCTTCCTAAAGATGAGAATGGAAAGCAGATTACTCGTGATGAAGTTGTAGAGGAATTTGATAGTAACGGCGTTTTGACTGACGTTGCTGATGTTCGTGCTCTACTTCCTGCTGGTGAATCTGGCGATCGTATTTTCCTTGATATCGTTGCTGATGGTTATAATGAGTGGGCATTCGCACAGGAATCTAACCGTGATGAATTGACGCCATTTATTTCTCACCTTAACGACGATCAGCAGGCTACAATCCGACGGGCTGTTAATGCAATGGCTAAGGTTGAGATGTTTAAGGATAAGCCGAAGGTTGATATTCTTCAGATGATGCTGAAGAATGCGGCTTGATTTTACTTACTGTTGATATTATTCCAACGTATCAACAATTAAGTAAATTGGTTCTTTCCCATTCTCCAATCAAAAGAATGGGATTTGTTAAGCTTGCTAGGCCGGGGGTTATTAAGTATTTAGTACTAGTGGAGAAAGCTAATAACTTTCAATAAACTACCTAAAATACCTCTGATACAGTACCGGGACTTAGCAAGCTTAACAATTCTCTAGCTGATATATTATTGGGGGTGATTTATGCGTTAAATCAATCCAATAATAGGTCGGGCCGTTTCTTGTTAGTTCTTTCGATATAAGAACTAACACTTTTCTTTTTAAAACAAAAGGGCCATTAGCATAATTGGTTAATGCTTTCGGCTCATAACCGAAATGATTTAGGTTCGAATCCTAAATGGCCCACTTTATTCCATTCAACATTGATTTAAATGCTGTAAAGGCTTGGTATCGAATGACTAAGAGAGAAGAAATAGAATATCATTTTAGTGATGTTTACTGGCCTATTACAGATTCAAATGAATACAATTATGTCTGTCCAATGTGTTACGCTGTAGTAAATGGATATAATAGAATAATGCATGTTCAATGGCATCTAGATTTATTCGATTCAATCAATGGTAAAGAAAATGAAGGCCAGACTAAAACAACGTCATCTTGATGATTTTCCAGATTGGCCTATTATTAAAGCTAATGTTCCTTTAGGTAAGGAATATGAAGTCATAGGATTTAGATCTGATTGTGAGATAGAACATATTGAAACTGGACGTAGAACTATTATAAATGTTTATCTTTGTCGATGTCCTGAATCAACAGGTTGGTTACCAGTAGATGTATTGGAGATTGATTAAATTAGTTATAACCTGTAGGGTGTCCCAACATTCACAGCAAGTTTCATGATTTAAATATAATAAAGAATGATTAATGTCCTATAAAGTGGACAGCGTTGACATACGCTTCTAGATGCGTTATACTACGCTTAGACGATTACAGGCCGTAGAAGCCTGTAAGACTCGCCAGCCTACCAAACGTCCTCGGACCCATTTCTACTGTATGCCACGCTCATATCGAAGCCTAACGCCAGATTCGGCCACTCCTGTAGTCGTCGTGCGTGTCGATTTCCCCTCCGAGCCTATAGAGGCACAGTATGGGCTGTCTACGGAAGTATTAAATTACTTAGAATAAGATGCCCTAAATGTCATAAAGAAGTATTAGTTGATAATGATAATATATTATCGTGTTGTAATATAAATTTACAAGATATAAATTTTAAGATTGTTGGATATAAGTTAGAATCTGGTGGTAGAGGATTAAGAAAAACTATACCTAGATATATAAAAGAAGAGATAATAAATAGACAAGATAATAAATGTATTTATTGTGATAAAGAATTTGGTAGTTTTGATGAAGATAAACTTAAGATAGTTAGAATGGAATTTGATCATTTCACTCCATTTTCATTTACTCAATGTGATAACTACGAAAATATAGTAGCATCATGTAAAGATTGTAATAGAAAAAAGTTTGATAAAATATTTGAAAGTATAGAAGATGTGAGGTATTATGTTAAAACAGGAGAGCTTAGGAATGGGAATTTGTCCGATATGTGGAAAGCCTTTTCACAAGCTAAGAGTGAAACAAATTTACTGCCAAGCAAAATGTCGTCACAAAAATTGGAGAGATCAACATCCAAGGATGAAAAATACAGAAAAGACTTAAGTTGTGATGCTTTTGAAATATATGAGAAAGATAATTATCTTCGTATAGTTGATAATAGAGGATTAGCTATAATAACTAAAGAAGGAATAAAATATGAGTAAAGAAGGCAACACAGTCATTGGAGGATTAACTATGCAGTCTTATACTGGATTACCTTACGGTGTATTTCCAGACGTCCTTTGCACCTCTACTGTGACCTACGTTGCTTATAAGAATTCTTTAGGTCTTTGTGTTTATCAATTTCCTAATGGACATCCTGAACAAGCTACGCTTGTATTACAAGAGTCAGAGAAAGTAGATATTGGATTTGCTCGTTTGTTCCAATATAAAGGTAAGGTATTAGTAGCTTACGCAGCTAATATTCAACCAGCAACTTCAATTATACTTATTGATGTTGATGCACATTTACAGTTAAAAGTAACACAACCTTGTGTCGGAAACTACCCATGTTGTTTTGGTGATAAGTATTTATTTTATCAGAAGTTAAGGGCTGATAAAGGAATTGATTTAACTAAAATAGACTTAGATGATCTTACTGAAAGTCCAGCTACAGGGAATCCTGCACCCACTGGGTTGGCATATTACGATGGAACAAATGTAATAAACATGGATCAAAATAGGGCATCAGTTCAAGGATGCTTTAATCCAATGAGAGCTAAAGAAGGTGGAGCATTAGTAGGTGAAGATCCTGTTAATGGTTTATTCACAATCATTGGTACTAAGAAAGGCACGATTAATAAGGGTAATACAAACAACAATCCTCAATGTGCCTTCGACGGTCTTAACTTAACCACAGTTTATTGGAATCCACCGGAGATATCTAATGTCTTCACTATCTTATACAATATTACGGCTGCTGATATTCCTGATAAGCCTGTTATTCCATTGCCTGCTCCGCCGTCCAAAACTAAACAGAGATGGATAGGGGCTTATTTTAATAGAAGTTTAAGATATGGTGACAATCCTAACAGAGTAGGTAATATTACAATAATAGCAGATGAAGCCTACCCCATTGAAAACTTAGCTGAACCTTTAATTGTTACACACAGTGTGGGAGATGCTAAGATTATTACTAAACAAGATTTAATTATTGCATACTACGCTGGAGCCGGTAATGTTACAGACTTACAAACAGTTTATAGCTCATTCCTTTCGCTACCTGAAAAACCAATCTTGGCATACATTGATGGTAGAGCTTGGCCCTCTATATGCCCTAGTTATTTTAAGAAGAATAAAACATGGTTGGGAGTTCAGTGTTATCCTAACACTAATGAGACGCCTGCTATATTTCAAAACGCAATGGAAGCTATCTTGGACCAAGTATCAAAATATGGATTGCCAATCTGGTTAATTACCTGTTTATACGATCGTAACTTCACGCTAACGTTAGATCAAATTGAAGCAGTTCAATATTGTTACAACCTATGGTATGATAAGTATAACGTGATAGGTGAACTAGCTTTTGATGATCGACGGTCTGGTCTAAAGAATTATCCACAGTTGATTCCATATTTAAATACTAGATTTGACGATACCATTAGACCTACTCGCGCAATGTATTGGTCACCCGATAATGACTGGAGACGTGCCTATTTAGACGCATTAATTAAAGGTGATGTTTTAGTTAAACAAGGTTCGCAAGAATCACTTTATACAATTAGTTTGATTAAGAATAATCTTGGAGTTTAAGATGAAATTAACAATGAAACAGTTGGCTTATTTACCAGCTTTAGATTGGTTGGTTGATGATAGTCCAGAAACTTGTGGTTCAGGTAGAACATATCTTCTAGCTTATGCTTTTTTAAGAAGGGCACATAATAATTTAGATAAGGAAGTATTGATATTCGATCATTTTCCAGATTATAGAAATATAGATTTTATTGCAAGAAATATTTTTCATATTTATAATGAAGAATATAAAGATAAATATAACATATATTATTCTCAAGTATATAAAACTATAATTATGAAGGAGAAGAAAAGTGAGAAGCAAAACTGAATTCAAACAAGATGAAAAGTATGCATTGATGAGGAAGTTTAGTATTGAAAGAGTAAATAATTTATTTAATTCTGAATTACCTGATGGAACTAGACTATTTAATCTAACAAAACGCGAAGCTGAATATATCTATCACATTGTAAAGCAACATGTTGATAGAGTTAATAGAAGGTCTAATAATAAATAGATAGTCCTCAAACGAGGACAGCTTGACAACGCTCACTGAGTATGCTACAATGGTATATTCGGTGGGCGTTTCTTATTGGTGCTTATTATATGGGACATATAGTATCGGATGATTTAATCATTGTTAATACTCAAGGTATTAGAACTGTAGAATATGGTGAGTCTACTAAGTCAACCTATAGACAGACCAAACCATATTTCATTAGTATCACTTATAAAGGTGGTCATAGCCTTTTTTATTATGATTCTTTGGAAGAAGTAAAGAGTATTTATAATAAAATTAGAGTTGCTATGAAAGCTATATGATATTAGGTATTGTTGGATCTGAATCAGCTAAGTTTACTCCGGAAACAGAAGCTATTGCAAAGAGATTAATTAGATCATACATATCAATTCACGAAGCTGACACAATTTGTTCAGGTGAATGTCATTTAGGTGGTATTGATATTTGGGCTAAGGAAGCTGCCCAAGAATTAAATCTAAAATACATTGGATATCCTCCAGCTAAGTTAGTTTGGAATGGTGGGTATAAACAACGTAACATTCAGATTGCTAAGAAATCTGACGTTGTAATCTGTATTACACTTAGACAGTTACCCGAATCATATAATGGTATAAGATTTGATTACTGTTACCACTGTAGAACTGATAAGCATGTAAAGTCTGGTGGTTGTTGGACAGTTAAGTTTGCTAAGTCTTTGGGTAAGACAACTGATATAATTGTGATTCCATGAAAAAAAGAATTTTAGCTATTGATTCACAAATCTTAACTTCAGTGCAACGATGTGGCTTCAAAACATTTCTTAGATTCCTTAAGCATCTAGAGATGAATGAAAAGCCATTTGGTATGGTAAGAGGTGGATTAGGCCATACTCTTACCAAGACTTATTACACCGCATTGATGGAAAAGAAAGATTGGAACGATGCCGTTGGATTAGCTAGTGAAGCTGCTCGGTTAGCTTATCCAGTAATGAATATACTAGCTGAACAGGCAGAAGAAACTATCAAGTTCTTTTATTCATATGCTGAATATTACAGATATGACGGCATGGAAGTATTAGGAGTAGAAGAACCATTCACAATTCCAATCTATGAAGATGACGATCTTATTGTAGTTTATGAAGGTGTTAAAGACTTACGGTGTGTTCTGCCTAATTTAGGCAAAGTTGTAATGGATCATAAGTTTCGTGGAAGAATGGTAGACTACAGCCCATTAGATAATCAGTTCATGGGTTATGCATTAGCAGAGGACGTGTCGGTAGTATACGTTGATGAAATTGGAATGCAGAAGTCTAAGGAACCTAAAGAACGTAACCGTAGGGTTCCATTAAGCTTTACACAGGGGATGAAGGATAGATGGTTAAAGAATACTATAGGCTGGTCTAAAACTTTAGATTACTACTTACAGAATAATTACTGGCCTATGCAATGGTTACAAGGTAGAGAAGGCCCACTATGTAGACAGTGTGAATTTCACGATATCTGTGACTCAGATAATGATCAAGAGGCAGCACGTAAAATTAAAATGATGTTCCACATTGGAGATAAGTGGGAACCGGGGAAGGTAGTTAAAGATGGGGAATAAAGATCATCTACATAAGTATAAGCTCAAGAACTTAGGTTCAGACGGTAAGCTTTACTTAGTATACTTTTGCACATTACCTAACTGCACGAACTATATAAGGGCTGATTTAATTTACGGTAAAGAAGTAATATGCAATCGCTGTGATAGACCTTACATTCATAAGAATTGGGAAGGTCGTTATGTCGTTCATCCTCATTGTTTAGATTGCACTAAGAAGTCTGATAAAGTTAAGAAGCACGACGCTGATCTTGATGATATTTTTAAAGTGTTAGAGGTAAAATAATGAAATATTATCATATTATAATTGACGGTGTTGATGGATCTACTTCATATGAAAAAAGACAGTTAGTAACAGATGATAAGAAATATATTAGAGAATTTATTAATGAGTATAATCATGAAGGTGCTACTTTATACTTAGTTATTGAAGATCAAATTAGTGATGATGATGAAATCTGTAGAATCTTAGAGATAAAATAAAATGGACTCTTTCAAACTTTCAACAAAAGAAAAAGATGATAAGGTTAGAGTATTAGGAGTCGGTCCTAATGGTGCTGGTAAAACTGTAGGATTTGCAAGTTGGCCCGGTAAAACATTAATTTTTGACTTTGATAAAAGATATGCACCACTTATTGATTGGCTTCCTGATAGGCTTGACGATATTACAATCCAGCCTGTTTCTGCAAATAGGTACTGGGAAGATTTTCACGCTAAGATTAACGATCTTGCTGACTATAATCAATATGATAACATTATCATTGATAGCATTACTAGTTTATCTATTGCTACAGTCGTAATGCAAATGATGGTTCGTGGTGATTTAAGAGTAACATCAGCAGAGATGGCTAAGAATAAAGGTGGAGATAAATTAGGAGTAAAATTTACTAAAGGTGGAGTTTCAATTCCGGGTTGGGATGAAATTAATGGTGAAGCAATGTTGATTACACAAATGCTTGAGGTTCTCAAGTCATTTAATTGTAATCTATTTGTTAATGCCCATCCAATCCGACGTGAAAAAGAAGGTTCAGAATATACATCTTTAGTAACATTTGGACCTAAAGTAGAGTCAATGATTCCAGGTTACTTTGATGAGATTTGGTATTTCGATAAGCGTCCTTCAGCACAAGGTGATGATATCACACGTAGAGTTTATCCAAGACCGTCGATGAGTTATCCTAATGCTAAGACTGCTATTAAGGGAATGCCACCTTATGTAGATTTTGCTAATCTTAGGTTATACGATGTGATGAAACCTTATTTATGATTATTTATAAGTTATATATAGTATGTGTTAATGAAGATGGTTATACATTCTACTCACAAAGTAAGGAAAGAGTATTAGAATTTCTTAAGAAGTATGACCACGAGGGTTCTGCTCTTTGGCTTACTATTACTGATTATGGAAATGCTAATTGGTTAGTAGATGAGAAAATGATTCAACAGAATAACGAAGAAATATATAAAGAATTAGAAACACAAGATTTGCCTGGAATAAGCCAAGCAAATAAACCGTAAACTAAAAAGAAAAGAGAAAATAAAATGGCTTCAATGCGTTGGGTTGTTACTAAGGAAGATGTTGCTAAGAATCGTTTGGTTGAACCTGGTTGGCATCCTGTTGAAGTTGCTGACTTTCAGATTGCATTGTCTAAGAAGAAGGATTCTAACAATGCAATTTATGACTTCAAAGTACTCAGCCCAAACTTCGCTGGTGCAATGATTCGCATTTACTTTAATGAGAAGGCAGCAGGAGCAATGACACCGCTCTTGCTTGCAATGGGTAATAAGCAAAATGAAGATGGTTCAATCGATGTTAACTTGAGTAAGGAGTCATTGGTTGGACTGAAGGTTAAGGCTTTCATTGTTCGTGGTGAATTTGAAGGTAAGCCGAAGAACGAAATTACTGATTACGCGGCTTTGGTGTAATAACCAAACTACTCTGGTCCCGTAGTAGGGGAAAAACGGGGCACTTTTTAAATAAGGAGTTTAAGATGCCACTAGATATAGATAAGATTTTCACATATCATCCACCTAAGAATGACCAACCAGAACGCTACATAGCTATTAGAGATAAAGCTAAAGAGTTAGCTGAATTAGTTAATTTAGTATGTCCGGAATCTAGAGAGAAGTCAGTAGCTCTTACTAATATTCAACAGGCAGTTATGTGGGCTAACGCTTCTATAGCAATTAATGAGTAAGAGAGATGGCTAAAATTTGGGAACCTCAACCAATTGAAGTATATAAAGATTGGATTAAATCAATTCTAGATGTGGCTTCAGATGATTTAAATGATTGGGAAAATACTTTCGTAGCTAGTCTTGATGAAAGATTAACTAAAGGTAAGAATCTAACTGAAGCTCAAGCGGATAAATTAGAAAGTATTTACGCTGAGAAAACATAGGAGGATAAAATGAGAGAGCCACTTCATTTAGTATTAGTAATCTTAGCTTTCTTATGCTTCTGCCTAGCCGCAACAAATTTCGTTGGTGGGGAAAATAGAGTTAGATTAATTGCACTTGGACTAGCTGTTGGAAGTGCTGCTTATATTTTCTAAAGGAGCTAAAAATGGGATTTCAAGATGAACCTACAATGGATGCTAGAGTACCAATGAGATTAACTAAAGACGTTGAAGTTTCCTACAGACAACAACTTCAGTCTGATATCGATAGACTTCAAGCTATGTTAGATAAGAAGTTAGAAATGATTAAGTTGTTAGATGAGAATCCTGCAATTGAAAAGTTCATGAATCTTTCTCGTTAGTAAAGCAGCCGATATGGCGGAATTGGTATACGCAGCGGACTTAAAATCCGCGGCTCCTTTAAAGAGCATATAGGTTCGAGTCCTATTATCGGCACCACTTTTAAAAGATAACAAAATGTGGATATCAGATTGCAGAAAGATTTATGACTCTTACCGTGATAATCCTTCTATTAGAAATCTCAGTCGCACTCTTAATCGTTCACGATCTGATATACAACGACGACTATTAGTGGCTCGGTATTTCCATAACTACCCTGAGCTACTAGATATGGATTCACTTAACGAAGCTTATAAGTATGTTCTAAAGTTGAGGAAGATACAGCGTTTATTAAAGAGGAAGAAATGATTAGTATTATTAATAGTAGGTATGGACCGACAGATAAACAAATTGATGCATTTCAGAGATTAATTCAGAAGTTTCCTAAAGGTGAAGAATTTGCACACGGAATGAGCGACGGCGATATTAGAATTCATTTACTACTTAACCTAGCAGGATTTACAGTTAAAGGTTATCCGTCAAATAACGACGACGTTGTTGATGACTTCCCTAATATTACTAGAATTGAGCCATCTAGAATTAGTGATAGAAATAAACTGTTGATCGAAAACTCCAGTGCAATCATTGCGCTACCACAGATGATGAATGAATGGGAAGATTCACCACAGTGGAAAACTATTCGTTATGCTATTAGTCAGGGACTTGAAGTTTACGTAATTACTCCTATTGCTGGATATATTTATAAGAGGGTTTAGAGATGCCTGTAATCGCTGACGTTATTCAATCATTAGATACAATCAAAGCAATTCATAAAGCTAAGAACGATGATTATGCATTTGATAGTAATCCATTCTTTAACTTCGACGTTCAACAGTACGTTATGGAACTGTTTAATGATCCTAGAGATAAAGTATTCGCTTCCTTACTAGGGTTAAAGTTGGCTAGGTTAGCAAACCTACTTAACCAAAACACAAAGCCAAAGAATGAATCTATAGAAGATACGTTCATTGATTTTGCTACCTACGTTCTGTTACATAAAGCAGACCGTAAGCGTCGAAATAATGAACGACAACCTTTAAGTGCAACATCGATTGAGAAAGCTAACAATGCTTAAATCACTAGGCTCTGGTAAATTTATGCCAGTTAGTGAGGACGGAAGTAAGAAGTTTTTAAGTAAGCCAGTTAGTAAGAAGAAGGCTAAAAAGAGATTAGCACAGGTAGAGTTCTTTAAGAATAAAAGTAAGTAGTTGTAGTTGGAGTCAAAGTGGCAAACTTCGTTCCGGGTGTTGGTAATTTCAACACTAAACTGATCTTTTGCGGTGAGGCTCCTGGCTCTACAGAGGATAGAGTCGGCGAGCCTTTTGTCGGTTCAAGTGGGGAATTTTTAGATGGAATGTTGTCAGAGTTGGGACACCCTGAATGGAGGGCTGAATACTATACGACTAATATATATAAATTTAGACCACCAAACAATGATATTAAACGCGTAGCGGAAGTATGTAATCCTGCTCAACAAGAAGAATTAGTATGGAAAGAAATCAATGACATCAAGCCTAATGTAGTTTGTGCGTTAGGTGAAACTGCGTTAAGAAAGTTAACTGGATGCTCTGGAATATTAAAGTATAGAGGGAGCATCCTGCGAAGCAAGTATGGGATTCCAAAAGTTGTAGCAACAATTCATCCATCAGCAATTATTAGAGCAGCTAATGCAGATTATGAAGAAGGCGCCCCCGAAGGTGGGGCATTAAACTACATATGGCGTCGTGTAGTTATTCAAGATATCGCTCGTGCTATAGACGAGTCTGCTTTTGATAGACTTGACTTACCTCAAAAGTTTATTAAGGTTTGTAGCTCATCGAGTGACTTAAATAAGTTTATACGTGAAGGTGTAGGTAGGGATAGAATTTATCTGGACGTTGAAACTTATAGCTCCACGTTAGTAATGTGTGTCGGATTAAGCTGGGACGGTATTTCCTGTTTAGTTGTTCCATTAATCCAAGGTATTGGTAGTAAGGAAATAACAACAATACCAACATCAGACCTAGCCTTTATCTGGCAGTTACTCCAACAATTATTTAATAACTACGAAATAGCTGGTCAAAACCTCAAGTTCGACATTCCTAAGCTACAATCAATCGGCTTTACCTTCAAACGTCACATCAAGTCAGACCTACTACTGAAAGCTCATACGATAAATCCTGAGATGCCTAAGAAATCATTAGGCTTCCTTACCTCAATTTATACAAGAATGCCCTTCTATAAGGATGAAGGTAAAGAGTTTGTATTTGGTAGGGACAACATCAATGATTACTTTCAATATAATGGTAAAGATGTATGTGCCACAGGTGAAATTGATTTGGCAATGGAGGAAGAATTAATCGAAGTTGGTGAGCAGTATAATATAGATTTAAAAGGATTCTATTACAATTTCGTAGTTAAGAAGCATTCATTTTACTGCGACTTAGAACGTCTTGGATTAAGGGTAGATCCACAAGTTAGAGAATACCTAGCAGCTAAATATGAGATGTGGTTAGGCGACATTGATAAAAGACTCCAAGCAATGTTGGGACACCCTATAAATTTCCGGTCCCCAAAACAGTTATCAGACTTGATATTTGGAGACTTAGGAGTTCCTACTTATAGGATACCTAAAGGTAAAAAGTATTACAAGACTAATGAAGATATCATAGCAAAATTGTTGCGAGACACCATTAAAGATAGCTATCGTACAACAATTTTAGAATTGATGCTTGAACGTCGTAGAGTAGATAAGACATTAAATACATATCTTTATAATCTACTTGACTTAGATGGACGGGCTAGAACTTCAGTAAACATCGTTGGAACTGAAAATGGTAGAACTTCAACATCAAACTTAGGTCCACCTGATAGACCTTATGATTGTGGTAATGCATTCCAAACATTAACAAAGCATGGTGAAATTGGTGGTGATATTAGACTTCAGTTTATACCAGATGAAGGAATGATATTTGTTAATATTGATAAATCACAGGCTGAAGCTCGCGTCGTAGCATTACTAGCAGAAGATTATGATTTATTAAATGCAATAGATAAAATTGATGTTCATCGTCGTACCGCCCGTTGCGCCTTAATCGACGGCGTTATGAACTTAAGTTATGACTTCGATCCTATTGCTGATAAAATGGGTAAGGATAGTCCTGAACGATTCTTAGGTAAAAAGTCAAGACACGCTACTAACTACGACATGGGTTGGCGTGAATTCTTAACTAACTTAATCACTGAGGCTAAGCGTAATAACTTAGACTTAACTTTATCCAAATTTAAAGTGGAGCAAATCCTTGATCGTATACACAAAGCTACCCCTAAAACTAGAGAAATCTTTCATCGAGACATTAAGGAACAGCTTGATACTAAACGTGCGCTTATTAATCCCTTTGGAAGGATCAGAAGATTCTACGGTAGATTTGATAATAGAATCTACAAGGAAGGATACGCCTGTATTCCCCAAGGGACAGTAATCGACGACTTAACTCGATCATTATTCGCAGTTAAGGAATTAAAGTTTCCAATCTTTAAGCCAAAGAGTATGGGCATTCAAATAGAGAGCCACGACAATGGCTTATTCCAAATGCCCA